GATAACAGGAGGGTCCGGCGATGAGGATTGACGAGGCGGCGGACATCCGTCTGGGAGAGAGGGCGGTGTCGAGGGTCATGCTGGGCGAGGCCCAGGTGTGGCCGGTGTCGGAGAGGGCGCGGCTCGACGTGTCGCCGGGAGTCATCTGGCTGCTGAGGGCGGCGGACTGGACGGACTTCGTGGACGTGCTGTCGAACGTGGACTGGAGGGTAGGATGACATCAAGACTATTATGTTAAACCAATAAAAACACATCAGATTATGGCAAAACCATCATGGCTTACCGTGGACCCGACGAGCGGCTCGGGTGACGGGACGATAACCAACACGGGGCTTGAGCACACCGGGCGCGTGCTTCGCACCGGCACGGTGACGGTCACCGGAGACGGGGTGGCCGGGAGCAAGGCCTATACCGTCAACCAGGAGCCGAAGCCGGAGTTCGTGGAGCTCGACAACGGCGCGTCGATGAGCGTGTCCAAGGAGGGAGGCGCCGTCAAGATCACAGGAAAGTCCAACTCAAAGGCGCTGAGCTTCGCCTTCGTGGGCGAGGCTGGAGGCGCGGAGATGGCGGCCTCCTACACGGCGGCCGGAAAGTCCGCGGCCAACGGCTCCGAGATCGAGGGCGACCCGGGAGCGGCGGCCCAGTACAACTTCGAGGTCGAGGTGACCGTGCCGGAGAACACCACCGTGGACGCGGTGGCGAGGACGGTCAAGGTGTCCAACGGCGGGGCCGTGGCCGCGCAGATCGTGCTGAACCAGACCGCAGGCGACGCGTTCCTCAATCTGGACAAGGAGACCATCACGCTGCCTTGGGAGGGCACGCCGGCGCAGGTCGTCAACGTGGACTCCAACACATCATGGAACGTGTCCTAAGGGGACCGTCCCTTTCACTTGGGCCGGCGCGGCTGACCCCGCGCCCGTCCGCAATTTTTTAAGAACGGAACGTCATGGCATTACCTGATTGGCTGAGAATATCCCCGGTGTCCGGAAAGGGCGCGGGAGCCGTCTCCGTCGAGGCCGACCCGAACGAGGGCTGCGACCGCTCGGCGGAGGTCACGGTGGCCGCCGCGGAAGGGCCGTCCGCCACGCTGACCGTCACTCAGGCCGGAAGGAGGGAGCCGTTCGGCGGCTCGGACACGGACTTCATCCTGTCGGACGGCGGGACGTTCAACGTGCTGAAAGGCGAATAAAATGTGATCGAATATGGCATACAACAGCAAATACACGGGTGCCCAGGTGGAGGCGCTCCTCGACAGGGCCGGCGCGGCCCCGCAGACCTACGACATCGGGTGGCTGATGAATCTCATCTCCGCCTCGGGAAACAACATCGCAACCCTGACCGCGGAACAGTTCAACGAGATCAAAGCCGCCGCGGACGCGCACAAGACATTCATGGACTACGGCGAGGTGTATTCGTCCCTCACCACTACCAGCGAGGGTAATACCTTTATCTCATTAGCGAGATTATATTCATTTTATCCATTCACCAGATATGTAATCTCACTTTCAGTAGTTTCGCTGAATGGCACGTACCAGGCGGCCTTAAATAGTGTAGAGCTCGCCACGCAGGGTGACTTAACCGGCTTCGCCAAAGCCTCTGACGTCCCGACAAAGACATCGCAGCTGACCAACGACAGCGGGTTCCTGACCGAACACCAAAGCCTCGATGGGTATGTCAGGAAGAGGGAGGTCGTCAAGACCATCCCGAGCACAATCGGCTACGGGACCTCGTATGTGGCGGACATCCCATCCATCGAGCTGGCCGCCGACAAGTTCCACATCGTAGGCAGGTGTACGGGCCTGACGCTGACGCTCCCGGACGGGGCGGACATGGATGGGCAGGAGTACTGCTGCCAGTTCTATGTAGCCAATCGCGACTACACGCTGACTATTCCGGCAGACGTGCGCTGGCAGAATGGCGAGGTTCCGACGTTCGAGGGCAACACCTGCTGCCAGCTGGTCATCGTCAACAACTGCGCCACCATCGGCGTGTTCAAGGCTTTATAACAGGAGGATATCGTAAAAAACCATCATGACATGGACACTCAATTCTACATCAAGGACAACCTCATCAGGGAACGCCGCCGCATAGTCATTGTCAAGGACGGCCTCCAGACGGTCAACCCTACCGAAGAGATGGTGCTGGCGGACGGCTGGCAGCCATACACACCGCCGGAGCCGGAGGAGCCGCAGCCGACCATCGACGACCAGCTGCGGGAACTGCTGCTGGAACAGTACAACGGGCGCACCGACATCACCGACGAGGAGGCGCTGAAAAGGCCGCTGCTGGTGTATTCATGGGACACCTATGTCGGCAAGGCGCTGGCCGCTGGTCAGGTCGTGTCCCACGACGGGAAACTCTGGAGGGTGCGGCAGGCCGTGGCCGCCGTGCTGGAGAACCAGCCGCCAAGCCTGGACACCGCGGCCCTCTACGAGGTCATCGAGGTCGAGGCGGCAGGGACGCAGGACGACCCGATCCCGTACACGCCGCCTATGGAGATATTCAACGGCAAGTACTACACGCAGGGCGGCGTCCTCTACAAGTGCACCAGGGACAGCGGGCAGGCGCTCTCGCACGACCTGGCCGCGCTCGTGGGGCTGTATGTCGAGGTAGCTCCGGGCGGCACCGGAGGAGGTGGAGATGAATGATTTCAACGCCCACATCCTCGCGGACGAGGCCTCCACGGGGAGTGTCGTGGTCGGCACGGGCATATCGGCCGCGTTGTTGTTGTTTTTCCAGCAGTCTTTCGAGCGTATGCTGCCTTACCTCATCATAGCCGCGGTGGTCATCCTGATAGACCTCGTGTTCGGCATCAGGGCCGCCAAGCGCAAGGGCGACCGCATCAGGATTAGCCGCGCCATAAGGCGCACGATAGGCAAGGCCGTGGAGTACTTCTGCTGGGTGGTGCTCGCGTCCTCGCTGGCCGTGGCCACGGGCTACACCATCATCGAGACGGGGTTGATGCTTGTCGTCATAGGCGTGGAGCTCATAAGCATAGCGCAGAACTGGTATTTCTGGAAGTTCGGCCACAAGGCGAAGGTCAAGGTTGACGCGGCGAAGGTCATCGAGGCCGTGGTCGAGGCGAGGACGGGCGCGAACATCGAGGGGGCGATAACGATAAACAAAGCGGAGGAATCCGAAAACAAAGAGGAGGTCAAGGTCGATGGCAAGGAAGATTAACTACATCATAGTGCACTGCACCGCCACGCCGGAGGGCAGGTGGGTGACGAACGAGGAGATAACGAGGTGGCACAAGGCACGCGGGTTCCGCACCATCGGCTACCATTATGTCGTCTACCTTGACGGCACGGTGCACGCCGGGAGGCCGGAGAACGAGGTCGGGGCGCACTGCCAGGGGCGCAACGCGGACAGCGTGGGCGTGTGCTACGTGGGAGGTCTCGACAAGTCCGGCAAGGCCAAGGACACGAGGACGCTTGCGCAGAGGGAGGCCCTGACGAAGCTCCTGAAGGATCTGAAGGCGAGGTACCCGAACGCGGAGATAAGAGGCCACAGGGACTTCGCCAGGAAGGCGTGCCCGTGCTTCGACGCCACAAGCGAATACAAGGCCTTGTGAGTTATCAAAATATGACAATTGTTTGACGTTTGACGCAAATATATTGAGTTATGAAAGAGATTATCAATTTTCTGAGGATCCTGTGGGAACTCCCGCAGTGCCTTCTGGGGTTCATCCTCTTCCAGGTTTACAGCGTGGGATGTCACTGTATGGAGGTACCCTACGGCGATGTCCGCATCCTCTACTCGGAACGGATGAGAGGTGGCATAAGCCTCGGGCGGTTCATCATCCTGCCGTGGAAGTACCGCTACAACAGCTCATCATACGTCCGTGACACCATAAGCCACGAGTACGGCCACACAAGGCAGTCGCTATATCTCGGCTGGCTCTACCTCATCGTGATAGGGCTTCCGTCCCTGCTGTGGGCTTGGGCGCACTCCACGTTCAAAAGGCTTCGGGAGGTGGATTATTATTCGTTCTACACCGAGCGCTGGGCCGATGACATCGGAGGGGTGAGGCGATGAAGCCGGGGTGGATCCTTCTGCTTGTCGCCGCGCTGGTGGCCGCGGTCTCCGTCCTGAGCTGGAGGCTTGGCTACCGCTCGGCGGTCGCCGAGTCCATCGAGACACCCAGGGCGGATACCCTGATCGTAAGGGACACCGTCACCGTCGAGTACCCCGTCCCCATCCTAACCACCATCACTGACACACTCCTTGTCGCCTATCCCGACATCGTAATCATCCACGACACAACATTCGTCCAGCTGCCAAGGGAGCGCAAGGAATATTCCGGCAAGGACTATCGCGCGGTGGTGTCCGGCTACCAGCCAAGCCTCGACCTGATCCAGATCTTTCCGGAAACCAAGGTCGTGACCCAGACCATTTCCGTTCCGTCACGAAATAGGTCTCATTGGGCTCTATCCCTCCAGGCCGGCTACGGCATAACCCTCCAGAACAACCGCATCACCCCACTCCCCTACATCGGTGCCGGAATCTCGTACAATCTCATCGAGTGGTAAGTCCAAAATTTTCCTCGAAACGCTTGGATATTAGGAAATGTTCGTTACCTTTGCCTTCGACTACTACATACTTGGCATTCTTATTACGGCTATAAACACCACCGTAATAGATTGCAGACATATTTTTTAGGAAATTTTCCCTCCGTATGGTCGTTGCTGGCGAAAGCCACAACAGCATTATGCCGTAAGGCTGGTATGTGGTAGTCAGACCTTAGCGGAGGGATTTTATATTTAATTAGTTATGACTACCACTAATTATTCAGACAAGGCGGCCGTCGCCTCTGAAAACCACGGACTCGGAGCGGATTCGTTCATCATCGAGACAAGAATGGAATTATTCCAAATTGCAGATCGGTTCGCGGAATGGGAAAGACAGATGTACGAGCGGAAAGAGGGTCTGATGGACGGGCGGCTCGATATGCAGATCAAGTCGATGAACGCAGCGTTCTACCAGCTGGACGAGGCTCTAAGAAAGATCATGAATGAGGAGTTGGAGTTCGACATCATCGGTCATGCCCTAAGGAGAAGCGGAGCAGCAGAAAAGATTGAAAAAGAATGAATTATTTTGAAAATAGTTGTCGAAAAATTTGGAAGTTGATATAATTATTCCTATCTTTGTACCAGTTAAAGAAATGAGTTATGAAATACAACGAATTGATTAGACAACTAAAAAAGGTAGGGTGCTACGATACCGGAAGGCAGCAAAATGGACATCCTCTCTGGTACAGCCCCAAAACAGATCTGACGTTCCAGGTAAGCAATCACGGAAAGAAAGAAATCGCTCCAGGAACTCTATCGAAAATCAAAAAGGCGGCGGGGATTTAATCCCCACTGCCTTACACATAACAAAACGAATAACATTATGAGAAAGGTAAACGCAATTATCGAGAAGGCTTCTGATGGCGAGTTCAGCATCTATATGGATGCCGACGATATGTCATATCTCGTCACAGGAACTGGAAAGACCGTCAAAGAGGCACGCAAGGTGTTTGAGGGTGGCTATGAGGACACAAAGAGATACTATGCCGAAATCGGAAAGCCGTTTGAGGAGGTTGAGTTCTGTTATAAGTACGAACTTCCTGCTTTTCTGAAGGAATATTCCGAATACTTCTCTCTTGCTGGGTTGGAAAGGATCACCGGAATAAATCAAGCTCAGTTGGGGCACTACATCAGCGGCTTCAGAAATCCATCTCCGAAAACAGTGAAGAAGTTCGAAGATGGCTTGAAAAAATTCATAGAGGAATTAACGTCTGTCAAATTCGCTTGATTGCAATCGGCCTTAGGGCCAAGCGAGTACTTCATTTCATTTTCTTTGACAGGCTGGCGGCATCCGGAGGGGTGCCGCTTTTTAGAAGTAGGACTCGTGGTGGCGGATGGACTCGTTGGCGGTGCGGGTCTCCAAAGGGGTGTAGAGGTCGGTCATCTGGAGGGAATGGTGGCGGGCTTGGTCACGGACGGAAAGGAGGTCGGTGCGCGCCTTGATCAAATCCGTGATGCCGGTGTCCTTGAGGCTGTAGAACTTATACTCGGAAGGGAGTTTCAGATCCTTTTTCAGATGGTATGTCCAGAAATCACCGAAATGCTTAGCCGGATGGTGTTCGGGACCCGGGCG